AGGTTGGTGAGCGCCTAGCTGAAGAGCAAGGTGAACTGCTGGCCGGTAAGTTTCAATCTGCTGAGGATCTGGAAGCTGCTTACCTTGAGCTTCAGAGCGCCTTCAGTCGGAGGAATCAACAGGCTGAGGCTGAGTCGGAGGAAGACGAGCAGACTGACATTGACTCTCTGGTCGAGACCCTCCGCGCCGAGTTTGAACAGTATGGTCAGCTCACCCAAGAAACTGCTGATGAACTGGGGGAGGATGTAGCCGAGCAGGTTGAGACTGCCTTCGCTGCTGAGTCAGATGAGGAAGAGCCTTCTGGTGTTCCTCTGACTGCAGAAGAGACATCCCAGGTGCAAGGCATCGTTGGTGGTCCTCAGGAGTATCAGCAGATGATCGAGTGGTCGGCTGAGAACCTCAGTGAAGCTGAGCAGGATGCCTACAACCAAGTCATGGACAGTGGCAACCTCAACGCCATCTACTGGGCAGTGAAGGGCCTCCAGGCTCAGTTTGTCCAGGATGTGGGTACTGATGGTCGCCTGATTCAGGGTAATGCTCCCAGCAGCCGAGGAGATTCTTTCCGCTCGATGGCTGAGCTGGTTCGTGCCCAGAGTGACGCTCGATATGACAACGACCCCGCTTACCGAGCCGATGTGCTCGCAAAGCTTGAACGATCTGGAGATCTTCTCTAATGACTGTAACACCTATTAGCTCTGGCCGCTATTCGGCTAAATCTGCCATTTCTGGGCTGTCAATCCCAAAACATGATTATGCTGAGCTGAGCTACACCGGCACTGACTTGACCGGAGTCACTTACAAACTAGGCGGTGCCTGGAATGACACTACTAATACCTACACAGGTGGTTCCACTGTTGGCCAGCTGAAGCTGGTCTACTCCGCTGGAAACCTTGTCAAGATTGCGGAGGTGTAAGATATGTCTTGGCAATTCAACCCGTTCACCGGGAACCTTGACGTTGCTGGCGGCAATGCCACTGCGGTTGCTCTGAATCTGAGGGGCGCGGTCGCCAACTTCGCAGCACTGCCCAGCTCCGGCAACGTTGTCGGCCACGTTTGGCAGACCGCTGACCTCAAGAGGTTCTACGCCTGGGATGGAGCCGCCTGGGATGATCTGGGCACGCTGGCAGGGGCCCCTGGAGATGATGGCCGCGAGGTAGAGCTGCAGGCCAATGCAACTCACATCCAGTGGCGATATGTAGGAGACGCGACCTGGGTCAATCTGGTTGCTCTCTCAGTGATCACCGGCCCCCCTGGCACCGGCGGTAGCAGCTACAACTATCAGGAGTTCACCAGCAGCGGCACCTGGACTAAGCCTGCTGGGGTGACAACCATTTATGCGGAGGTCATCAGCGGCGGCGCTGGCGGCGGCGGTGGCCGCGAGGGAGCCGCAGGCACGGTGCGCACCGGTGGCGGCGGTGGTGGATCTGGTCGATATGCCTCGCGCTGGCTGGCTGCACCGCTGGCTGGTTCCACTGAAACCGTCACGGTGGGCGCTGGTGGCGTGGGCGGCGCTGCAGCTACAACCGCTGATACCAACGGCGGCAGCGGTACTGGCGGTGGCTCCAGTTCATTTGGAGCGTTGGTGATTGCGGCTGCATCCAACGGTGGCGCTGGTGGCAGTACTGCTGCTGGTGCTGGTGGTGCTGCTGTCCCGTGGGGCCCTGTGGGCCTGGCCGGCTTGTACGCATCGCCGGGCGTGGCCAGCGTTGCAGCAGGAGGGGCTGGCACAGTTGCCAACCGCTGCATGGCAGGCCCTGCCGGTGGCGCGTCTGGCGCGGGCTTCGCGACAACGAACGCCGTTGCTGCCGCTGCCGCCGGTGGTCAGGGGTTCGCTGAACAGAAAAACTCTGGAGCCGGTGGTGGCGCAACCGGAGGTGGGGGAGCTGCAGGTCTCGCAAACTCCGAAAACGGCGGTGACGGCCCTACCTATGGCGACGGTGGCGGTAGCGGACGTACGTCAACATCCAGCGCTGGCGGACGGGGCGGCAACGGCGCATTCCCTGGCGGTGGCGGGGGCGGTGGTGCGGCCTCGGTCAACGGCTTCGACTCCGGTGCTGGCGGCAATGGCGCAGCTGGTGTTGTTCGTATCTGGTCCTGGTAATCACCATGCAGTACGCAATTCTTGATGGCGAAGGCCATTGCATCAACCGCATCCTGTGGGATGGCGAAGCCGACTGGCAGCCGCCGGCTGGATGCACAGCTGTTTGCGACCCTGAGGGGATCCACCAGTCAGCAGTTGATCCCGTCGAACCGGTTGAACTGGCCCGTGCGCGAGACGCTGAAGGGCAGTTCATCGCTGACGATCCAACCACGCCCGATGTGGACGAGGCCTGGGTAGAAGCTACACCTTAGTCAAGTCGCCCGCGCCCGTGGCTTTGTAACGGCGAATGTAAACCCCCAGAGAATGGGTATGGAAAGTAGATGCTGCTTGTTTAGCGCGTCTACGGGAGTCAGGCACCTCATAGTCGGACTTGACTCCTATTGGCTATTGGCCCTCTACGGAGGACACCCTTTAGCCGCAACGACAGTCGGATAGACGACAAATGTTTACTTTCAAAGCGCGCAAATAATCTCGGATCCGAGGAACTGACTCTACGTTCTCTTCCTCAATCTAATGGCCAACGTCATTCAATCCGTACTCGGTACACTTAACAAGGCTGTACCGGATACCGCTGGTTCTCGTGCTTACGACACTAAGTACGCAACCTATCTGAAGATGTTCTCTGGTGAGCTTTTCAAAGCTTACGAGAGTGCATGTATCGCTAAGGGCACCATCATGAATCGCTCTATCAAAGGAGCGAAGTCTGCCCAATTCATCTTCACTGGCCGTATGCAAGCGGCCTACCACACCCCTGGAACTCCGATCCTGGGTAGTGGTGATCCCCCGGTGGCTGAGAAGACCATCGTCTGTGACGACCTGCTGGTCTCCAGCGCCTTCGTCTACGACCTGGATGAGACTCTCGCCCACTACTCCCTGCGTTCCGAAATCGCCAAGAAGATCGGACACGCTCTGGCCGAATCTTACGACAAGAAGATCTTCCGCATCATTGCGAAGGCTGCTCGTGAGGCTCATCCCATCACTGCTGGTCCTGGCCCTGAGCCGGGTGGCTCGATCATCCGTCTGGGTGCCGGCAAGCAGTTTGATGCTCAGGCCCTGGTGGATGCCTTCTTTGAGGCTGCTGCCATTCTGGATGAGAAGAACCTGCCGAAGGATGGTCGTCATGCCATCCTGAATCCCCGTCAGTATTACGCACTGATCTCGCAGGTTGATACCAACATCCTCAATCGTGACTTCGGCAACACCTCTGGCAACCTCCAGAGCGGCCAAGGTCTCTATGAGATCGCTGGTATCAAGATCAAGACCAGCAACAACCTGCCTTTCTTGGCTGGTAACGTGTCTGCTGTGTCTGGTGAAAATAACGACTACAGCGGTGACTTCTCCGCTCACGCTGGCCTTATCTACTACAAAGAGGCTGCTGGTGTGGTTGAAGCCATCGGTCCTTCGGTGCAGACCACTAGCGGCGACGTGAAGGTGATGTACCAAGGCGATCTGATCGTTGGTCGTCTTGCCATGGGTGCTGGCACCCTCAACCCTGCTGCTGCTATTGAGCTGCAGGCTGCTGCTTGATCTGAGGGAATTCGATGCCTGTACGCCAAACTTCGGTTGGTGTGGGTTCGATCGCTGGCAGTTCAACGTTCTTCCCTCTGCGTCCTGTGGAGTATGCAAGGGCTTGTGGGGCTGCCACCCTCTCGATCATCACCAACGGCACTTCTGGTGCCACAACTACGAACAACGCTGTCACGACCTGTGAGCGTGGTGTTCTTTCCAGCGGTCTGACCGTCAGCCTCACTGCCTCTGGTGGTGTGGTGACTGCTGCTGCTCCTAATGCTGCTGGCCTGAACTATCAGGTTGGTCAGCTGATTCGGCCTATTGCCTCCTCCGCATCTACCCAGGTAGTTCTGCGTGTGGATGACACTGGCGCCACCGGCAACGTCACTGCACTGTCAGTGATGTCGAATGGCACTTCTGGTGCTACCACTCAGTCTGGCCTGGCCACTGCTGTGGAGCCTGCCTCTGGCCCTAATGGCCTTCAGGTCACTGCTACTGCCTCTGGTGGCGTCGTCACCTCCCTGGTCCCCGTGACTGGGCGTGAAGGACGTGGCTACCGGATCGGCGACATTGTGACTGTGACTGTGACTGGAGCCTCTGCTGCTGTCACTGCTCAGGTTATGTCCCTCATTGGTTGATAAACATGGCTGCTTCTAACGCTAACGGTGTCGTGGTCTCTGGACCCGGCGCCTTCCCTGGCAGCGGCGCTATCTCTGGCGCTCCTGCTTCTCGCATCTCTGTGGCTAAGACCCGTCAGAGCTTCAACGGTACTCCCATTGCTGACTCTGCTGTGCGCTCTGTGACCCAGAACCTTCGTATTGCCTATCCGGGCGTCGAAGGGAATATCACCGACGTGTGATCTTCGTTTAATAATTCCAGCCCCTATTTGACGTAGGGGCTTTTTCTTTTAACAACCGATGTCCTACCCATCAACTATCACCGACACAGAATTGTCCGCAGTGAACCAGATCCTGGGTGCGGTCGGGCAAGCTCCAATCACCACACTTGATGAGACCAATCCAGATACAGCTATTGTCTACGAAACCTTAATCCAAGTCAATCGAGAAGTTCAGGCTGAGGGCTGGGCTTTCAACAAAGAGTTGGAGTACCCACTGCTCCCTGACTCCAACCAAGAAGTGCTTGTCCCTGACAACATCCTTCAAATCACACTCTCTCGCCTTCCTGAGAACAAGGCGATTGATGTGACCCCTAGGAGCGGCAAGCTGTACAACAAGACGGCTCACACATTCACCTGGGAGAATGAACTGAAGTGTGACATCATCTGGCTTTACCCCTTTGTCGATACTCCCCAGCCGTTCAAGGATTACATCACTGCCAGGTCCTCTACCATTGCAGCCACCAGGCTCATCGGCGACCGTGAGCAGTTCACCCTGCTTCTTGATCGAGAAGCTACTGCCCGAGCAGTGATCCTGCAGTATGAGTGTGAGCAAGGGAACTACAGCATGTTCGGCTTTCCCAACGGCCAGAACTTCTATAGCCCCTACCAGCCATTCCTGACTCTCCGTCGTTAATATGCCTACAGTCACTCAACGTATAGCAAACTTCCTTGGTGGTGTCTCTCAGCAGGTTGATACCCTCAAGCGACCTAACCAACTGAGGGAGTGCATCAACGCTTACCCTGACTCAGCTTTTGGTCTGATCAAGAGATCTGGTGGTCAGTTCATCGCTGAGCTGAAGAATAGTGGTGGCGTACTCTATGGCCCTACTGCTTTCAACAACGGTAAGTGGTTCTCCATCTTCCGTGATAGTTCTGAGAAATATCTTGGTGTCATCAAGGGGGCCAGCATCTACATCTGGGATATTCAGACTGGTGCCCCCAAGACTGTGACAATGGTTGGCTCAGCTGCTGCCTATCTGACTGGTGCAGCTCCTGAGGACTACCATCTTCTATCCATTAACGATTACACCTACGTCACCAACAGGACCCGGACTGTTGCCCAGCAGGCTACCCCTGCAGCCTGGACAAACACCAAGGGTTTCATTACGCTAAAAGCGATCGTCTATAACTCAAGCTACAGGGTAACGATCAACGGAACTACCGCCACCTACAGCACTCCTGCATCGGGATCTCTGGCTGTATCTGATGTCGTCTCGGGAATTGTCTCTGCTATCAACGGTTTGGCTATCTCTGGCTTGACTGTGACAGCCATTGGCCCAGGCATCTACCTCAACCGGACTTCGACGTTCTCCCTCAGTGTCAGTGGCGGGGCCACCGACGAAGCTTTGGAGGCCTTCCAGTTGTCAGTACCAAATGTCAGCAAGCTGCCTACACAGAGCATTCAGGGCTACGCAGCCAAAGTGTCTAACACTTCAGGCGGAGAGGATGACTACTATGTTCAGTTCCAGGCTGACAATGGTGTCTCTGGCACTGGCATCTGGGAAGAGAGTCTGAGGCCTGATGTGTCTCCTGGCCTCGCAGCCAGCACGATGCCCCATGAACTTGTGAGGATGCCTGACGGATCATTTGAGTTCAGGCAGGCAACCTATGAGAATAGGCTTGTGGGTGACGACAACTCCAACCCTATGCCCAGCTTCGTAGGGGAGAAGCTTCAACAGCTATTCTTCTTGCGAAACAGACTTGGGGTCTTGACAGAGAGCAATGTAATGCTCAGTCAAGCTGGTGACTACTTCAACTTCTTTGGTCAGTCTGCTCTGACCACAGTTGACTCAGATCCTATCGACATCACCACGTCTACCACTAAACCTATTTCAATGCGTTCAGTGGTTCCTGTGGCACAAGGTTTGGTCTTGCTCAGTGCAGGGGAGCAGTTCCTCCTGTCCTCGTCAACTGATAGTTTGACCCCTAGTAGCGTCATCATTAAGACCATTGCACGGTATCAGTACGACATCAACAGTGACCCCGCTGATCTAGGTGTTACCACAGCTTTCATCACTAAGAGCCCGTCTTACACTAAAGTGTTTGAGATGGAGACCTTAGGGGATGAGTCCTCTCCCTATGTAAACGACATATCTAAGATTGTTCCTGAGTGGATCCCGGCGACGGTTGATCAGGTGACAGGATCTGGTCAGTCTGCCTTGCTCGCTCTTGCCTCGTCTAGCAGTCCCAACGTGTACCTGTTTCAGTACCTCTCCGATGGTCAGAAGAGGATTAAGGAAACTTGGTTCCAATGGGTCCTCTCCGGTACTGTACAATTCCAGACCATTGAAAACGATGTCTATTGGGCTGTCACCAAGCAGGAAAACGGATATGTCATCCAGACAATCAACTTGATTCAAAGCCCAACTGCATCCACTCTGCAAACGACAGATGGGAGCCGTGTTGATCCTAGGCTCGATATGTGGAGGGTCAATGCTTCCAAAGCTTTGTCTGGATTTGATACTAAAGTCTACCTCCCCTTTCAGCACGATAGCACTAAGTCCCTTAGGGTGGTCATCGCTAATTCCACCACCAGTGGTCCTGACTACTCCAACTCTGGGACAATCTTCATCCCCACAACCATCGAACAAGATGGGACTGGCTGGTATGGTCTGATCCAGAGCAGGAACCTGACTGATGAGAATCTGATCGTTGGGTACACCTACAACTACGAGGTTGAGCTGCCTCGCATCTACTACCGCACTGGTGAAGAGTCCTCTGTTTCTGACTACACTGCCTACCTCACAGTAGCTCGGATGAAGTTCAACTTCGGCCTGACAGGTGACGTGAGCTTGCGTGTGTCTGCGCAGGGTAGGCCTGACTGGGAGATCTTGGCTGGTGTGAAGAAGCTCAATTACTACAAGCTGAATGATATTCCCTTTGTAGCTGAGGGAGTCTTCACCCTCCCCATCCACCAGAGATCTGAGAACTTCCGTGTGAGTGTGTTCTCTGACTCTCCCTTCCCGGTCAGCTTGATCTCGGCAATGTGGGAGGGTAACTACTCACCTCGATTCTATACCCGTAAGCTCTGATAACTATGGATCCGTTTATTTCAGGCGGCATTAGTCTGGTTGGCGGGCTATTTGGGCTTGCATCTGGCCGAAAAGCTGAGAAGCAAGCTCGCCGTGATGCACAAGCCTTAGCTAAATACGAAAACGATACCAACCTCCAGAACTGGGAGTACGCCAAGAAAGAGAGAGACTTCGAGTTTAACCAGGCTCTGAGGATCTACGATAAATCCAAGGATGTCTATGGACAGCAACTCACCTACAACCGTGAGGCAGCCTCCCGCAGTTATGAAGCTGAAAACCGCAAGATGGATGAGTACCTGCAAGGGCTCTCCTTCCAGAAGCAGGATAGCTTCATTCAGATGCTTCAGGCTCGTGGCAAGGCTGATTCTCGTGGTGTTGCTGGTAGATCCAGTCAAAGGCTTGCAAATGATGTCCTGAGTCAGTTTGGACGGAACAACGCAGTCTTGGCTGAGAACCTTGTCAGCTCCAAGAGGCAGGCTGACATTGATCTCCAGAACATTGGCCTCCAGAAGACAGGAGCCGACCTGGCAGCTTATGAGCGGTTGGGCCTGGAGCCTGTCAAGGGTCCCGAACCACCCAAGCCTCTGCAGAAGCCTGTGGCTGGTGGCTCAACTAACCCTCTGCTCTCTATTGGCAGCACAATCGCTAGCGCTGTTGCAACTGGATACGCTGCTACCGCCAAACCAAAATGAACTCTGCCCAATTTCAGGGTAGTGCTAAGAGCACCCCCTTCGCCCCACTTCAGGCTCCTGATCTGACTGACGACATGCGTCAGCAGTCAAATGATCAGCTGCGGTGGATGCGAGAAGATCGCCAAATGATCATTGATGACCGTCGTCAGTATGCGGCGGCTCTTGATCGACAGATGCGAGATAATCAATCCATCCGTGAGAAGGATCTTGATAATCTCGCTGGTCTTTCTAAGACTCTGACGGACACGCTCCTGCAGGTGAAGAAGGACACCAATCAGAGGCAACAGGAAGAAGGCCTCATGCTCTACTACGAGACTGGTCTTCCTCTAGAGCAAGCTGAACAGTTTGATAAAGATGAGCAGACTCTTGCGGAAGCTCGTGACAAGACCAATGAGTTTGCTGATCGTCAGGCCCGTAGTGGTGCTCCACCAGAGATCCTTGACAAGATCCGTGGCTTATCTGGGTGGAAGAAGTATGGCTACCTGATTGGTCTTGCTCAAGATGCTGGCCTCAAATGGGGAGAGTATCTGGACAACGCCCTGATGAAGGACAACGAAACCCAAGTTGATTTGGGTGGTCGAGTCATCACCCCTTCTCAGGTTACGGATAAAGCTGAGATGGTGGCTGTTGCCACTGTGCTTCGTAAGAAGTTCATGCGGGAGAATGGGCTCACAGGTGCCAACCCAGCCCTGTTGAACAAGTACCTCTTCCCCAACATGAAGCAGGGGGAAGCTGGTGTGATCTCAGCTCGTCACACAGCCATGGTCAGTGCCCAGGCTCAGGAGACTCTGGATGAGCAGGATGGGATCCTGACCACTGGCCTCATGAGTCAGGGCGATCCTGGCACGGCATTTAATGCCTATGTCAGCAACCTCCGCTCCGTCTTTGACCCTAAGACCCGCAGTCCGCTGGGACCTGGGGGTGCAAGGGATCGAGCCCTGGGAGTGATTGAGGCGCTGGCCCGTGACGGTCAGATCGACCCTTCAATCCTTGAAAAGGTCCAAAATACCCTCATTCCTGGCAGCTCAACTGAGACATGGGGAGGCAAGTTCCCCCAGAAATTCCTCGGTCTGCAAGATGCTATCCGAGCTGGCAAGGAAGCTGACCTGGCTGCTGATGATCGTGAGGAAGCTAGGGCTGACGAGGAACAAGTCAAACAACTTATCGCATTAGGAGAACAAAAAGGTGGATACACCCAAGCGGAGATTGAGCAAATCCGTTCTCAATACAACCTCGCTGGTAAGCCTATTCCTGGCGACCTTGAGCGGCTTCTTACTGTCGAGCAGAAAAGTGATCGGGCAGCCCGAGACTACCTCAACCGCGCATTAGCAGATGGTCGTGGTATCACCGAACAAGAGTTACGCAGTGGTGGTTACTCGCCTGAAATCATCCTTGAGTATCAAGGTAGGGTCCGTAGCTTTGAGCAGAATGTTGCCAACAACGATTCGTTCAAAGCAGGTGAGAAGGCCCTACATCAACGGCTGCTGAATCTCACCCTCGATAGCACCCCACAAGGATCCCGACCTCACTGGACATTAGAGCTTGCTAAAAGCAAAGCGTCTGAGCTTCTGCGTACCGAGACTCTCCGTGGTGTTCAATCTGGCATGAGCCCATCGGCAGCGGCACAGGCTGCTGTCTTAGCAGTCGAAAAGCTGATTGTTGAAGGGCAGCCAACCACCAGTGGAGCCGGTAAGGGTCCATTTGCTGTGGCAGTGGACAAGTCCAACCCTCAAGCTGCTGTACCAAACGGCGGATTTGTTGGACTCCTTGGTGGTGTCCGTGGCCTCTCCCAACAGAAAGAAGCAGAGTTCAATCGTATCTACCATCAAGTCCAAGCCAACCGTGCAGGTGGACGATTCTTGGATATGCCCCTGATTGGTCCGAGTGATTTGGCCCAACTGGAGCAACTCCGTGAAAACCCCTCTCTGGCTATGCCTGCCAGTGTCCTGTATCTGAGCCAGGTCTCCCGCACCAATAGCCCGTGGGATGTGGCAGACAGGCAGCTCAAAGCAGCAGGAAGACAACCACTGACCCGTCCTCCCCAGGTGCAGTGGAGTGACTCGATCGACCCCCGACTGAAGGCACTTCTGATCTTCTCTCCCAGCCACAACCGTACCCAGCGGGCCTACTCTGGCACTGCTTGGAATCCTGCAAAGGTGCCCAAAGGTTACGGTGTGTTCGTCGAGAGGGCAGCCAAGAAGTATGGGTTAGATCCTGCCATTCTCGCTGGATTGATTCAGGTGGAAAGTAGCTGGAATCCATCCGCAGCTTCTGGTAGAGGTCCGGTTGGTCTAACACAGATCAACACTGACACTCTGGCTGATGGAGGCATCACTGCTGCAGATCGTCTGAATCCAGAGAAGTCCATTATGGCTGGAGCCAGAATCCTCAGTCAAAGGCTACAAGCTACCAACGGTGATCTCACTCTTGCCTTGCGTTCCTACAACATGGGCCTTGGTGGTGCTCTGCGCAATCCAGGTGGATACCCAGGAGATTCGGAATCAAAGGAATACCCAGGTAAGGTTCTCCGTGCTGCAGCAGCCTATGGCTATGGCTTCGGTGAAGGTTCACCCTTCCGTAGGCAGGACACGATGAATCCCAGGCTTGCCTACCGAATAGGGAACCTTGGCTATGGTTCTACTGGACCTCATCTTGATGTGAAACCTGTCCAGCCAGGGTCTCTTGACGGTCAGAGTGGCAGAGGGCTACCTGCATATAAGGCTGGTACTCTCGATCCCTACGTCTTGGTGAAACGCAACGGGAAGCTGGTTCCACTGTCTAAGGGATCAACAACTACCGACAATGATGCCAAGCATCGAGCCCGTAAATCCTTTGGCCACGACTATGCCGCTCCCGATGGGACTGAAGTCTACCTCCGTAATGGTGCAAGAGTTGCTGGCACCTACAAAGGTGATGGCGGTACAGATCACACAATCATTGAGCTTCCTGATGGCAGGAGGTTCCAATTCCTCCATGGCAGAAATGCGTAATCTATGACCAGTAGCTTTCAATACCCAAAGGCGGATCCGCTTTCCGCTGAAGAGATTCAAAGTCAATACGACTCCCTACGTCAAGTAGACCAGATCAACTCTGACATTGAGGAAGAAGAGAAGAAGCGTAAAAAGACAGCCGAGGCTGATTCCAAAAAAGCCCAAGCCACCCAGGCTAAGAACAAGCAGACTCTAAAGGAGCCCACAGGTGCTGGTGGTGTCCTGAGGGAGGTCGGTACAGCCATTGTTGGTGCAGGCATCGACGCTGTAGAGGGTGTCGCCGGTAACGTTCAACAAGCTGTCACTGGCCAGCTCAACAACCCTGAGTTCACACCCACCTGGCTCCAGGTAGACGACAGAGTTGAGCCCCTCAACAAAACATGGTGGGGCAACCTGATTCGTGGTGTTGGTGAGTACGGCATCCTGAGTGCTGCTACCCGCAAGGTCGGTGGCAAGCTTCCCGGTAAGGCAGGAGCAGTCCTGGGCGGTCGTGGCATCGGCTCTGAGCTGACCCGTGGTGCCATCGTTGGAAACCTCAGCTCTCAAAGCCAAGGCGACAACGCATCTAGGGCCCTGGCGGATGTCTTTCCCTGGTTCCCTGATGTCCTCGCCACCAATGACGATGATCACCCCCTCTTGAAGCGTGCGAAGAACACCCTGGAAGGTCTGGGGATGGACTTTGTTTTCGACAAGATTGCAGGTGTTGCAAAGGGTGTCATCACACAGCGCCGTGCCTCTGAGCAGGCGGTAGTCTCCGCGCAGACTGATGTCGCTGCCAAGGTTCAACAGAAGCAGCAGAGTCAGGCTCAGATTCGTGAGGCTCAGGTTGCCTATGAAGAGGCCCGAGACCGCTACAACCTGGCCCAGGAAGCTGCACTCAATAAACCAAAGGATGATCCTGCCTGGGAAGCCGTCAAACAGGCTAAGGCAGACTCCAACGCTGCTGGTGTGCGCTACCGGGCAGCAAAGTCGGCTCAGCGAGTAGCAGCTACTGCAGCTCCAACTGAGGTTGATCCTGAAGCGGTTGCTGACTCTGTTGCTCGTGAGAATCAGGCTGCTCGTCAGGCTAACTTCGATGAGCTGGCAGAGAGCCGGCTTGCTGATGACCCTGATGGTGTCAATGGGCCTGACCCCTACGTCAACTCACCCCTCTACGATGCCAACGAGAAGCCTATCTTCAGCGTCAAGAAAGGTGCTCTAGAGAAAGCTCTTTTGGATGTCTACAAGATTGACACCGATCCTCGTTATCGAGACGGTAGGCCAGAGACCCTTGCTACTGAGGCTGCAATGCAGAAGCGTCTTGCCGGGGAGAACAAAGGACGGCGGAAAGCCATCGAATCAGTAGCCAAGTATCTGATTGATGACGATAAGTTCATAGGTGAGTTTAACGGTGTCCGCGTGACCCGCAAGGAGGCGAAGAATCTGGCTGTTGCCCGAGCCCTGGACACGCTGGATGAGTTCTCAGATCCTGAGGATTTGGAGGCATTTAAGGCACAGCTGTTAAGCAACCCCGGCGTAATGCCTATCAGAGGTAAGTCGGTATCTTACTTAAATCGAGAGAACTTAGCTGCAGCTGAGTTGTTTCTGAACATCACTGCTGGTGAGATGGCGGATTTGGCTTCTGCTGCTCGATCGGTCCGAGGTGCTATTGATACGACCACCCAGGAGGATATGATCCTGAAGCGCATGGAGTTCCTCCTCAAAGAGACGTTTCTAGCCAAACGAATCTGGTCGGATACTGGTAATAATATGAAAGTTGGGGGCCTCAACCTCCTGAAGCGAGACGACTTCGACGCACTTGCGGATGGAATTGACGAAGATGTAGCTACCCGGATGAGCACGATCAAGCAACTTCGTGATCAGGGTGACTACACGCTGATTCAGCACTACATTGATGCGGCCAGTATCAGTGGAGGCAAGATTCAGACCTTGGTCGATCTTGACCGATACATGAAAGATCGAATCTGGAAGTGGACTGGCTCCCCCAGTGAGCAGGGTGGTCTTGCTCGTGGCTTTGTCTCTACCTTCGTCAACAGCGTGCTGAGTGGTCCCAAGACTGTCCTGCGGGCTTGGGCCGGCACATCGTTGGCTGTGGCTCTCCGTCCGATCACGCTCTACACCGGGGCCATGCTCCGTGGGGACGATCGACTGATGGCCAAGTCCCTCCATCAGATGGCCGTCTGGCGTGAGGGAGCTGGGGAGGCTATGTCTCTCTTCTCCCAGGCTTGGAAGAATCACTTGGCCGGTGAGGGTGTTCCCTACTCCGGCTTTGCAGGCAACACTGATGCTCTCCACAACACTGATCAGTGGAAGGCCCTGGGGGAGTGGGTCAACGCCAGAGGGACTGACGGAGATAAGGCTGGCTACTGGATTGCCACTATGATGAGTAAGTTCAGCGGGTTCCCTCCGTTCAACTACTCCATGGGTCTCATGGGTGCTGGTGACGCTGCGAACCGCACCATCCTGGGCCGTATGGAGCTGAAGTCCATGGCCTTTGATCGAGCCTGGACAGAGACCAAGGGTCAGGTTGATTCCACCCTTGTGCGTCGGTATGAAGAAGAGATGCGTGGGCTGGTCTTCGACAAGGATGGCTTGGTGACTGATCAAGCTGCTTCGATGGCCGGTGATGAGGCTGCCCTGACCACAAAGCTCAGCGAGGGCTTTGAGGGCCTGGAGCGGCTGTTCAACAGCAACCCGCTGCTCAAGCCATTCTTCATGTTCCCTAAGACTGGCATCAATGCACTGAAGTACGCTTTCAGTTTCAATCCACTAGGCACATCAATTGCCAAAGTGTTTGTGCTCAACAGCTTCCTCAAGGAAGTCGATGAGGTCATGAACGTCACCCCAGACACACTGGAGGCTGTTATGACCAAATACGGCATCAAGGATATTGAGGCAGCCAAGGCAATGTATGAGGGACGAGTCGCCTTTGGCCAGATGACTACGTTTGCTGCTGCTGGTCTCTACCTTAGCGGTGGTCTGACTGGCAATGGTCCTCACGATAAGGAGACTAGAAACGCTTGGTTTCAAGGGGGATGGAAGCCACGCTCAGTAAGGATTGGTGATAGTTGGGTTGGTTATGACAGTCTTGATCCGTTCGCCTCACTGTTGGCCATGGTTGCTGACGTGGGCGATAACTCGGATCAGATGGGTCAGCTCTTCACAGAGACTTGGCTTCAACGGATTAGTTACGTTGTGGCTATGAACTTAACCCAGAAGTCATTCTTGAGTGGCCTACAGCCTCTTGCAGAGCTGCTTTCTGCTGGTGGTCCTGGTGCTGCGTTCAACAAGACCGTGACTATGTATGCCAATAACATGATCCCTTTCTCCAGCCTTAGGAAAGAGATAGCCGAGGCATTTAATCCTGGGATGCGAGAACTTGAGGACAACTTTATGGAATACATCGCCAATCGCAACCCAGGCTTCAAAGGCAACCTACCCTACAAGCGGGATGTGTTAAATGGCCAGCCATTGCGCCTCTATGACCCACTGACTCGATTTGCCAACATCATCAGCCCCTTCCAGATCAACCCTGACTGGAATGAGACAAGAGAACTTCTTCGTCGATCTGGGTTCGATGTAGCTTTCACTCTACGGACTAACAGTCGTGGCGAGAAGCTTAGTGCCGTTGACCGTAGCAAGATGCAAAATGAGATGGGCAGTCAGGGTATTGAGAAGAAGCTTGCGCAGCTATTCAAGACACAGGCCTATCTGGACTCGTTCCAGCTAGCTCAGGAAGTCAGGGCTCGTGGCATCCCCAGCACTCAGTGGCCACTGAAGGCATCATATCACTACCAAGCCATCCAGCGGATCTTCAATGAAGCCAAGGCTGTAGCTGAGGCCAAGATTAACCTGCAGGAAGGTAACAGTCAAGCTGTCCAACAATCGCAGACTCTCTCTGTTGCTAAGGAAGCCGCAAAGAGTGGCAACACTGAACGGGCTAGGGCCTACGCAGACATCATTCAAATGGTCAAGTAATGGCAGTCACACAGAATACCTATACAGGCAATGGTTCTACTCAGAACTTTGTCTTTACTTTCACTTACCTTGACCCATCTCACGTCAAGGTTAAAATCAACGGAATGCTGACGACTGCGTTCACGTTCTTCAATGCTTCAACTCTCCGATTCAACACCGCTCCTGCCAATGGTGCTTCGGTCCTAATCTACCGAGAAACTCCCAGTGACAACCTGCTGGCGGAGTACACGGCTGGTGGTGCCCTTCGGGACGGGGATCTTGAGCTAACTCTTCAGCAGGTTCTGAATGTTTCTCAGGAGACGCAGACCTTTGCTGAAAATCAGTCCACTGCTGGGCTTCAGTCTCAAATCACTACGGCAAACAACAACGCATCCAATGCAGTTGTTACAGCCAATGCAGCCACCACGACGGCAGATGCTGCCAGCGACACGGCCAATGGTATTGCTGCTACAGCCAATGCGGCTACTGCCACGGCAGCTGCAGCTGCAGCGACGGCTACCACAGCCACCCTTTTTACTCAAAGTGGCACTGGTGCAGTTACTAGGACTGTTGATTCCAAGCTTAAGGACGTTGTGTCCGTTAAGGACTTTGGAGCTGTTGGGGATGGAGTGGCTGATGATACTGCTGCGCTAAACGCAGCGGCAGCAGCGGCAGGGTTCGCCAAAAAAGCACTTTTTGTTCCAGCTGGTGTCTACAAAACAACTGCTCCTTGGGTGATTCCACCCCCGGTATACGCTCTGGGAGAGAGCCCCAGTCTTCAGCCTGGGTACGATCCTGGATCGCTATGGAATTATGGTTCCATCATCTTCAAAGCACATACAGGGAATGGAATCACAAAAACAGGAGCCAGCGCCTACACACACTCGGCTCCGATTGAAAATATCACTATTTCTAGCAATCGAACTGCTTACCCTGGTGGCAACGGTTTTGTAATCGACAGCGTAGCTGGTGCAAACTTGCTGCATTGTAGAGCGTTTGGGGTGGGCGGCGATTCGTTTGTAATTGGCGCGTCTGATTCTGCCAATACCGGCAATAACTTGATGGAGTGCTGCTACTCCAACAACCCTGCAGGAGTCAACTACAGAGTAAGGCAAGGATACTCAAGAATCAACAACTGCCTTTCCGACGGTGGCACCTATGGGATACATCTAAATAACTGTCCGCTGGTGGTTGTCAATAACTTCCATTTTGAAGGGTTTACCTCAGCAGGCATCTACCTAGAAAATGGCTGCACTAGCCTTAAGTTCAATTCTGGGCTTTTGGTTAATTCTGCATCGGCTCTTTATGGCGTCCAGATTGCGAATGCAGGGGGCATTGGAAACGTTTTCAATAGTATTTCCGTTAATGGTGGCTTCAATACTGCTAATTCAGTTGGAGTTTCGATTCCCAGCGCTAGTGTCAATAATCGCATCCTAAATTGTGAAATCAGTAACTGGGCAACTGGTGTTGACAACAACGCAAATTTTGGCAGTGCCCATACTTGGGTCGTCGATACCGTATTTTATCAAAACAATCTTGCTATCAGGTCCAACGGAGAAAACACAATCTACCGTGGCAATTCATTTGACTCAACCATCGGGACCTGGGACGTCAGCCATGTGTCCGGGACCAAGGGCCTATGGTCTGGAAACACGTTTGGCAAGGGTGCGCTTGGCGTAAACCCAGTGGCTACAGGAGTTCAGGGAAACTTTTTAGGAATCAGGGTAAAAGACAACGTGGGCTATGTGTCCAGGAACCATGGCATAACCGGGGCAATAGCTTCGTACACAAACATAAATCACGGCTTAGCTGGGGTACCAGCACCTGATATTGTGCTGGTAACAACTAGCTCTGGGACAACTGATCTTCAAATTAACACTTACAACTCTACATTCTTCAATATCAACCACGGTCCCGGAAATGCACAGTGGGCCTGGATGGCAAGGCTCCCATGTGACTACTAGAGCGTTGTTTCCTACTTTCCCTAACATTAATCCAGCTAGCAATTAGACATGCTTACCATACTTGGTATTACCTTTACTTACGACGCTCTCGTAAGCTTGGGCTTTTTCTCACTCTTTGCCTATTCCGAGTATTTGGGGGGAAACAAGCGCATCAAATCAAATAATGTAGCCCAGCAGCTCTACTCTTTCCTTCGCCTGAAGCGAAAAGAAGATGACAAGCTGGCCAGGATTCTCCAGATTCTCAAGGAGAACTGATGAGCAGGCTGCTTCCCGTCAAGCAGTATTACCCTCAAACAGATAGCCGAACTCAACACGGCCAGAGAATGTGCTTCAGCTCTACCTGTGCAATGGGGCTGAAGTACCTTCTTCCTGACTCTCTGAAGGGCAGTAGTGCTGATGACGATTACTTAAAACGCGTCCTCATGTACGGGGACACTACAGAATATACAGCTCAGATCAAAGCTCTCAAACACTACGGGATCCTAGGTAAGTTCGCTACAAACGGTACTGCCCAGACCCTCATAGCAGAGATAGACAAAGGAAACCCCGTTGCAGTTGGGTTCCTTCACCACGGCCCAGCCCATGCACCTCGTGGTGGTGGTCATTGGATTCTGGTGGTTGGTTACACAGACACCCACGTTATCTGCCACGATCCCTATGGAGAGTTGGATAATGTCAACGGTGGCTACACCAAGATTGGCTCAGGTGGGAGAGAAGTCCGATATTCTTGGAATAACTGGCTGCCTAGGTGGGAGGTTGATGGGCCTGGCACTGGCTGGTATCTCACATTAAGGAAAACAGCAGTATCCCAGACTACCTACCCCAATGACTGGACTGGTGTTGTCCGTGCTGCTGTTGATGCTGGATCAAAGTTCCCTGAGGTAGTAGCTGCTCAGTGGGCTCTTGAGTCTGGCTGGGGTAAGCACACCTCCGGTAAGAATAACTACTTCGGCATCAAGGGTAAGGGTTCTGTAGTTCAGACCACCGAGTTCATCAACGGAAAAGAGACACCCCTCCGTGATGAGTTCAAGAACTTCAACTCTCTCTACCACTGTGTCGAGTATCTGGTAACTCGCTGGTACAAGGACTATGGAGCCTACCGTGGAGTCAACCGAGCAAAGTCAACCCAGGAGTGCTGCCAGCTACTGGTGACTGAAGGCTACGCCACAGATCCTAAGTACGCTCAAAAGCTCATCAAAATTATCAGTGAGAGGAAATGACAATCCTAGAGACTCTACTGGCTGCAATCTGCTCAGCTATTCTCAGCTCTGCGGGCACTGCCTTCCTTGGCAACACACGACTCAATTCTCGCCTCTCAGCAGTCGAACTTAAGGTGGCAGAGAAGTATGTTTCAAAGGAAGACCTGAACCTTTCGATGACTAAGTTTGAAGAGCACTTGATTCGTATTGAGAATAAGTTCGATCAACTACTGCTAAGTGTAGGACATGGAAAAGAAAGCAACAGAGGATAGATTTAATTACCTCCACAACATCCTCACAGAGGCCCACAT